TTAAGATGCTCCTGCTCCCAACTTAACTCCAAGGACTTCTTTTGTTTGTATAGGTCCTCGATCATGATTAACCTCCTCATAGGTAATCCATTTACCAGTCTTACTAGTAAATCCATCAGATTCAAACTTTACCTCATTTTTTCCTAGTTTGTCAAGGATTGAATTCTCAATACTTTGAGGATCGTCATTAGCATCAACTTTAAAGTCGGCATAATAACCATTGTAGCGTATTTGAATTCTGAAGTTTTTCATTGGTAATTTCTATCTTTATAGTCGAAATGAGGCGATTTTAAGGCCGCCTCATTTCTAATTTATTGATTACGCTCCTGGTGAGCCGTAAATACCTCTCCAGTCGGATACGCCAAATGCGTATCTTTCTCTAGCTTTGTATCTTACGTTTCCAGTATCAAAGTCACCTTCCATTGAAGTTTTCAATGGTGCTCTATCGAAATGTTTCATTCCGTTAGGAACATCAGTGATAATGAAGAAAGCATCGTTGTCGTTTAGATAATGGTTAACAACATAACCTTCAGGGATTGAACCCATGTGGTTGATTGCGTTAATGTCATTATCTGCAGTACCTACTCTGCCTTTAGACTTCATCAGTCTTTCAGCAGTGAAAATAAGGTCAGAAGGTATTACTAATCTTCTTGCCTTAGCTGCAACTTTTAAACCTCTTTCATCTTTAGTTGCTGCAATGTTAATCAACATTGATTCTAAAGAAGTTTCGTTTAAATCTGCAGAAGTACTTAGTTCGTTTGCTTGGTCACCTGACAAAGTTGGGTGGTCAGTTGTCAAAAGACATTTTCCATCACCATAGAAAGGTCCGTTAGATGTATCAAAACCATTGTTTAATACATTTGCACCTTTCGTATTTTTTGTTGATGCCATTGAACGAGCTAGGGCTTTTGTATAACGAGAAGCAAGTCTGTCGTAGAGGTTATCTTCGATAGCTTCTTCTGTTATTGCGAAAGCCAATGCAATTGTCTCCATTGTATATCTTGCAGTGTAAGTTTCCTGAGCTGTGTCGAAGCTTACGCCTTGACCTTCAGGTTTTACTGCTGCGTCACCGAATCCTGATAACATTACTTCCTCTTCGAAAGCTCTGTCAGAAGACTCAGTCACAAAGATATCTTTGGTTTCGTCTGCGTATTGTTTGTATTCCAACCCGAACAAGGCATTTAAACCGGGCTCGAGCTCTTTTACTAGCTGCTGTCGTGATATTGCCATAGTTTATTCTCCTATTGTGCGCTGTAGTTGTAATACATATGTTCATTGAACTTTACAATCCAATTAGCGTTATCATTCGCTACGTCACTGTTAGAAGGATCTTCACTTATTCTAACAACGCATAACGTACCATCAGCCGTAGCTGATGCCGCTATTTCTTCTTTGGATCTACCATTAATAGTAGAACCAGCAGTATAGCCCATGTTGATTCCTCGACCAACTATAGCCTGCGATAACGTGCCTGAAGATTGAACTTCAAACAAATCATCTGGATTGTCATACACAAACGCTGTCGCTCCAGCCGATGGAGAAGTTGTTGTTACATCCCCTGGCCAGTAGTTTTTGAACGTTGGTTTTTTAGTAGTTGGATCTTCATAGAAACAACCGTTGAAAATACCTACATTACGTACTGAACTTGTAGCTGCTGCTTGACCGACGTATCCAGCGGCGATTGCTCTGCCACCTTCATCAGTTCCAGCACCCAGTTCAACTATGTCACCTGCATAAATTGCAGATGTGTAACCGCTTGCGATTACATACTTAGATGTACCTTCAGAAGTTGGTCTACTACCTAATCCGCCGACTTGTCTAAAGCCAAACGCTGCGTCTTGGTTTGCCATATTATTACTCCTTATGTGAATATGTTAATATTCACGGTTAATTAAAATCGATGATAGGGAATTGGTTGTTATCCCGAGAAAGATTACTCTTTCTTTGTACCACCGAATGTTACGCGAGACTGCCTATCCTGTTGGATCGGCATACTCTTATGTTGTTCCCTTTTTAAATCGTGCTCTAAAGCTTCGTTTGATTCACGTGTCTGATTTCTAAAATATTCAGTTCGTGATTCAGCGATTTCTTCAGGTATCCTTGCCAACACAAGGCCTCCTACTCCGATCATTCCCTTATACTGCCCCGTGTCGATTACAGGATATTCAGATCCAGGATATTCATCGGCTCGGACTAATTCCCAGCCAGATCTAAGTTTACCTTGAACGTTCTTGGTATCCTCAAATCCCAATGATGAAATTCTGATCCATCTATGCCTGAACCCTTTAGGGGGTTTGGGTGCATCTAAAGCAGATGGAGGAGTCCATACTTTTGGTCTTTCAGTTTTAGACCTAGTTTGACTCGCACGAGAAGTTTTTTTATCGTTTTCCATATTATGCTCCTTCCGTGTTTAATAATTGTTTCGCATATTCTTCGAGTGGCACGCCTAATTTTTTGGCTATTTGAACCTGTGATGACGTGAGTCTCACATTTTTGCGACCAGGTTTAACGCCTCGTTTCACCGAAGCAACCGACTGAACGGGTTTGGTCGTATTTGATACCTTTCTATCAAATTTATGAGGAAAGTCAACTTTTATTCTTTTGTCGATCTCTGCATAGTATTCATCTGATTTAGGATCAAAACCTTCTTTTTCCACGAGGTCTTTATGAATTTCGAACGCTGTGAAGGTCATGGCTCTATCTTTTCCGAACCATGCATTCTTAGACGCCCAATCTTCGGCCTTTTCGTCAACTTGAGGAAGACTTGGAGTAGCTCCAGGTGCTTTCTCATATGCGGGAGTTTTAGGCTCCTGTTCATAGTGTTCTCTTTTTAACTTTTGAGATTCAATACTTTTAGCATCCCCTGTTAAAGCACTTAATTCTGCTTGGGCTTCAACTTGTTTTGCTGTATCTCCAGACTCAATAGCAGTTGCTAATTTTCCTTTAACAGCTTCTAATTGGCTTTTGACTCTTTCTTCTGAATCTTTAAGATAAGTGGAATCTAGTTTTGCATATCTAGTTTCCCATTGTTTTCTTTTATGCTCAATACTTTTAGCATATTCAACTGCGGCATCTTTCTGTCGTTCCGCCTCTCTCCATTTCTTAGTTAACTTAGCAATACGTTTCTTAACGCCTTCGCTATAGTCTTCTAGTTTTTCGTCTTGTTTTTGATCGTCCGCGCTATCTTGAACAGCAGGCTGCTCATCAGATTTCTCAGATGTATCACTGGACTTAGTATCGTCTTGCTTAACTTCTTCATTGGTTTCCTTCTCTGGTTCCGCAGCAGTTTCTGTTACAACTGCTTTTTCTTTTTCTTCTGGTAATTCAACATCGGCACCCGGACCCGTCGTATCAATGTCTACCAATTTTTCTTCTTTTTTTGTTTCTTCTGGCATAGTTCCTTCCTATGTTATTAGTTACATTTCATGCAAGATCTCTTCAGGATCCTGTATTGTTGCTAGAATCTCGTCTTCATTTAAGATTCTTACTTCTCCTCCTTCAATTTTAAATCGTGATCCTGCATATCGTGCAAAGATCACCCATTCGCCTTTCTTGCACCACGGGCCATCAGGATAGCGTTTTTTATCACTATAACAATCAGGTCCCATTTCTAATACTAGCCCACAGACAGTGGCTAAGTGTTGTCTTTCGGCTGCTGTCTCAGCAATATGAATTCCACCTTTTGTTTTTCTTTTAGGTTGAAAAGGTAGAATTAAAATTCTCCATCCGGTTGGTTTAGGTAATTTTGATCCTTCAGGAGGTTTATTTCTTTTAGCTTCTTCTAAAGCTTCTTCTTCAGCTGCTTTTTTTAAAGATTCTTCTAAGGCTAGTTTAACCTTTGGTAGGTCTTGGGTCTTTGTCGATTCTGACGACTTTTCCTTCATTTTGTTCATGCTCCTTCTTAGTTAGCAGGTTGGATATTTCCTGTAGCACTGATTCCAGTGCGCTTATCTGTCCGGTAATATACTTATATTTTTCATGAGAGTCAACCCCACCAGACGTAACGTTTAGTGATAATGCAGCGAGATTCTGTTTTATAGCCCGCTGAAGCTTGTGTATAAAAACAAATTCGTTTTCCATTATTTTCTTTTTTTCTTAGTTTTTCTTTTTTTATTTTTCTTAGTTTTTTTCTTTTTCTTAGCTTTTTTCTTAGCCATTATGACCTCCTTTTTTTCTTTTTCTTTTTCTTCTTCCCTACTGGCTTACTTCCGTAAGTTTCTGTCCAATCTCTAGCAATCTTTGGTTCGTTCTTCCAAAGATATCTTCTCTGTTTTTCGGATTTAAAAGGCATTATTTATCTTTGTTAAAAAACTTCTTCATTTTAAGCTTTTGTTTATAAGCTTTAGTATCTTCAAAGCCAAGCTTTGGTTCTATTTTTTTAATAGTACTTCCTAACAATTCTTTAACTTTTCCTGCAGTTTTAGGATTAATAAGTTGTTTTAACCAATTACTCATTTTTTCCCTCCATTACGGAATACCTGAGTTCCCTTTATACCAAAAACACTCGCCACGACGAGAATCCATAAATTTGTGAACCATTTTGGAAGATTCGAGAAATACTCAAAGAATACGTTAACCTTTTCTAAAGCCGCCGGATCCTCTGTCCACACCGACCAGGCGAGCACAATTATCGGGAGCGTAAGTATCGCCAAAACGATTTCGTCCTTGTAGTCGTTTTGCCGGGCTTCTAAAAGTTTGCCCTGGTAAGTTTCCTCACCTCGGGCCATTTTCTGAGCGTGCATGTGCTGCGCGTCAGCCATAGCCATTTTTGTTTCTTGACGTTTTTTGTAAATATGGGAACCCGCGTTTAAAGCTAATTTAACGGCACTGAACCACATGGGATTAGTACCAGGTTGCTTTAACTGGCTTCTTATCTTTTCTAAGAGCTCTTGTACCTTTTACAGTAACTGTTTGAGATTCTGTTGGATCAG